CTTATTTTTGCTTATTAAATCAAGGACATTTGCCTTTAAAGTGTCAATCTCTGCATCCGCAAATTGCTCAAAGTTTTTAGCTTCGTGAGTCTCAATTACTTCAAACTCATTGCAATTGTCACCGCATGCGCTAAATTCACTTAATAACAAATCATCTTGCATATCAGCAAAGGCCTCTTCGGTTTTAGGATCATCATCAACACCCAGGAAGGTATTCACATCATCATCGCTAAATCCAAATCCACTCTTTAACATCAATGCAGCTTGTTGCTTGTTAATCTTACCGCTCCCAAATTGGCGAACGATACGCATAACATTTTGATATTGCCTTCCGCTTAAATTCTTAATGCTATCATTTGCAGCCGCTATTGGCTCACTACCCGTTGGAGGTACATTGCCGCCCTGTGGTGCCAAGTTATCCGATGCGAGGCCTAACTTCTCACGGATTTCATCGCGTGTCATATTGGCGCTCATAATGGCCTCGCTAAACTCAAAGCTTAATGGCTCAACCGGAACAATCTCAAACTCACCAACGATGCCGGACAATTTCATTAACTTATTGAAAGTAACTTCGTGTTGTTGTTGGCGCTCGTTTACATATGTATTTTGGAATATTTGATATGCATCACGAATCTCGCTACGGCCACCCAATTGCCCTTCGGTTTTAATACCAAATAGCATCGGGCTTGTAACTTGATGACAAGAGAATATCTCTTGTTGGATTAAGTTATTAACATTAGTGAAATCCTCTTTTGTCAAATTGGTTTGGCCAAGATCAACAATCTCAACTGAATTTTCCTTTGATGGGTTAAATGCAATCACCACGCGATCACCTTCCGGATTAGCAAACTTATTCTTTAAATCTCTCTCAACTTCCTCTTGCTCCTCCTCACCTGGTAAGCCATTATTGAAATTAATCAATTTAGTAGCCACAAAGTTTTTCTTTGCATTACCTAATATATGTCGGCTTACTTGAATATCACTCTCGATGTAGTTAAGACCTTGAAAATAGGAAGGAAGAGGATATATATCACTCTTTGGATTGTACTGCTTTACAAATAATATTTGTGCGCCGTTTGGCTCCTTTGGATTAAATGCTTTGTACTCTCTTGCCTCTTCTCTATATTCACTCTTGCTCCAATCATCTTTAACATAAAAGCATTTCATATCTTTTGAAACCCTTACTTTTTGGAACTCAATATGATATACTCCGGCGATTTGCTTTAACGCATTGTAAACAATTTGCAAATAAAATCCACCATGAAGCTCATCATCTAAAATAGAGCGCTTCAAAATTTGATTCCAAGTCTCACCCTCAACATTGGCAACTTTCGGAACATCCGCGAAACCTTTGCCATAAATATAATTAACCTTACCTTTTACAATTGCACCATGCTTTGGGCTTTCGCCAAATAACTCAATCAAGTAATTTGAATAGTTATTTTTAGCACCAAACTCAACATAGTTTTTGCCCCTCTTCTCTTCAAATTTGGGTTGTTGCGCTTGGTCAAATTCGACCTTTACTAAATGATATTTATTGCTCACAATTATATGTTTTAAATTCGTTACATTGATCCGTGTATTCAGTTGGCGCACATTCGTCGACATCATGTAAATACATAAAGCCCTCCTCAACAATTGCACCGCTCAATAATGGATCAAGATTTGTTGAGCTTGCTTGTTGTCTTATAATATATCGCCAGGTGCCGGCTTCGTAATTCTTAAAAACCTTATCCAAGATAAGCATTTTTTGGTATCTATTATAATCAACAATGCCTGTACCTACAAATTTAACTATTTTATCCGTAGCACTTGTAAAAATAAATAAATATTTAGGGCTTGCGATGGTTGTTAACTCATCGGCCGTAAATATTATGTAATTATTTTGCCCTTTATATATATGCAACATCTTGTTAAATTTAAAAAGCCCTACCTACTCACAGGTAGGTAGGGCATAAATAAAATACTGCTTTTAGATAGGATTATCCCGCAGTCTCAAGCGCCGCTCCTACTGCCGCACTAACTTGTAAAAAATCATCAACCTCTATTCCACTTAATGTGATATTGTAACCATTACGATCACCCGCAGCCGTACCACTTCCGCTTTCAGTTGTTGCAAGATATAAACCTTTACCCTTACCGTACATACGATAATTGCCATCCATATCCAATGTAACAACCATTAACTTATTTTTAGCAAGTGTACGAACTATGTTCGCAGTTGTTGAGTCTCTCTTATTTAATGGGAATACTACTTGATGAGTATAAAATACTGATCCATTCTCTTCCGATGCAGTCGCATTAGATGATGTATTTGCGGTCGCTCTTGGCACCTCAAATTTATAAAATCTTTTGCCTGTCACTTTTGTGATCCCGGTAACTAAACCGCTTACTTCGGTTACACCCGAAATGTTGCCGAACTCTGCTAAATATACTGCGGACAAACCGCCAATATTCTCGCGACAATCAATCGTGTAACCGGAAATTATTGCACATGGCATGATAAAAAAATTTAAAAAAAAGGCGGCTATTTCACCGCCTTTTCTTGATTATAAATTATATTAGATAGTTGATTTGAACTTAACACATAAAGTTGTGTAAGCTACACCAACACCCAATTTGAAAGCTACTCTATAACGAACCTCGTTAGTATCTTGAGAATACCAAATTTTGTAGTTTTCCTCTTCTGCTTCTAAATCAAACGCCATTGCGATGTTTGATAAAGTTGTAGCGTATATGTCACCGGTACCGTTCAAACCATTAACCGCAACTAATTCAACATTAGTTCCTGGGATAATGAAAGTTTGAGCTGCATCACCATCAACTTTGTAGTTGTAAAGGTTTAATGCTTGGTAAGCTAATACCGCTAAACGATATGCATCATTACCAACGAATACTTTTAAATCATCTTGATCGATAATTTCAACAGGGATTGCTTTGTAAACTCCGTTTAATGAAGCAACGATGTTTGAAGCAGTCAAAGTAGAGATTGGTCCACCACTTACATAACCACTTACATTCGCATTAACAGGAGAACCCGCATCAATGATTTTGATTAAACCATCAAAACGCTTTAAGTTTTCAGTAGCTGAATCAGTATCACCTTGCCACAAACCAACTTCTAATTGCTTTGCAATCATCTTGTTTTTTTGCGCGGTGAACTTTGTTTGAAATTCTGCCCATCCAAAATCTTCGTAAGTTGATCCCGCTTTCAAAGCCTCTTGAGAGAAGTAAGCTTCAAAATCTTTAGGACAAATTGTCTCTTCCATTTTGATTTTACCAACTGTTACAGTTGCTTGGCTCAAAGTTGTTGTACCGGATGGATTCCAACCGCATGCATCAACTTGGAAGTTTGCATTTGTAGCAAGTTTTGGAACCGCTACGCTTGACTTTGTTTTAGGTAATAAGATACCACCGCTCTTGATTAAAGATTGCGTTTTTGCTGCGAATACAGCCTCGGTTAATAAAGGTGCAATCTCTTGTTTAGTATATGCACTTATGCCGCTGAATGATAATGCCATTTTTTTATAATTTTAATTTTTAAGAACAAATTGATTTTGAGAAATTTTCAAACTCCGCTCTTGCATCTCTTTTAACTTCGCTAAATGCGTTGCTATTTTTAACACTTGAATCGGCTTGAGCTTGAGGAGCTTCAACTAACATCTTACTAATTTGCATTAATCCTTCGATTACTTTATTAGCTTGAGTCAATTTAACTTCATAAGCTGCAAACTTATCTTCATAAGCTGCGAACTTTTCATTTGTTGCACTCTCGAACGCAGCAAATTTAGCGCTCATGTCCTCTTGGCCGATTGGCTCTTCCGGGATTGCGGGATTCGCAACCTCTTCGGTAGCCGGCTTGATTTCCATAATTACGCCATTGTCACCAAGGACAATTGTTGTACCATCTTCAAGCATATGCTCTCCAACAGGAGCTGCAACACCTTTAATGGTTACTATTCCACCAACCATTAACTCGGTAACTTCAACGATAGTGCCATCTTTTAATTTAGCTACCATCATTTTACTTTCCGTTGCTTTTGGCTCACCGCTTACGGGTGGCATTTGGTCTCCAACTAATTCCGCAAAGAACATTGAGACCTTGTTTAAAATACTTTGTGCGTTTTCCATACTCTTATATATATTATTTTAATGAATTAGGTACTTTTAATAAATCTGCTAGTTCGGCAAGTTTTTGCTCGGCATAGCTTTTTTCACGATCAATTGGTAAAACATAGTCAAAGAAACCCTCAACGGAGAATCCTTTTACCTTATCTTCCTTAATCAACTGCCAGGCCGTTGGATTCTCAACATAGAACGAACCGAACCATGAGCCATCCTTTGCATCTTCAAATCCGGCCATAGGCAAAATTCCTCTTGCCTTATCAACAATAAAGCTTTCAAACATCACCAAGCCATCAAGCTTCATATTTGAATCATGCATCAAATTGACATTTTGTTGATACCCTTTTTTAGCAAATTTGATGGCAATCTCTTTAATTGTCTCCGCTGAAAACTTGACATAGTGTTCGCCAAACTTTGAATTGTTACGATAAATTAATGCATCTGCAAGCATCAATGGGCCACTAATAATGTGCTTATCTTCGCTTTGAATAGCAAATGATTGAAAATTAAACTTTGCTCCTATTGTTCCAAGCTGCGCAATTACATCGCTATTGTTATCATAATGCTTATCGATTGACAATTCTTTAATCTTCTCAACCTTTGCTTTGTTTGATCCTGTTGCGTAAACTCTGCTTTCGGGTATTCCTAGGTCTTTTGCAGTTGCAAGCATCCCATTGACATCATTACGAGCGGAGATAATATAAACAGTATTTCCGTTATCAATAGCATCCTTTGCAAGTCCTTTGCCACGATCCGTGCTTAATGTATCATCATAATCAAATGAAATCTTTTGGCCCGCAAAATGTTGCTCCCAAAGTGAATTGCATATTGCTACGGCTTGCTCATTATCTTTGCCCTCATTTACTACATAAGATATGCAGCGAGGTAAGAATGAATCCTTTTGCTCTCCTTTGGATGGGTTAATAAACTCTTGGCCAAATGCCACAAAGTCCTTCATTATGGCCGGCTTGTCAACAAGCGCTATAAATGACACTTCCGCATCATCTTGTAAATCCTCTTGTATTTTAAGCTCATATATAGGTAAAGTCATATAAATAAATATAAAAAATTATAACATTGTACTTTTAATTAATTCGGGCCGCTCGATTAAGTCTTTGGATTCTCTCTTGATTACCGGTCACATCCGATTCAACAACAAATGCTCGCGCCGCAACATTACCAATTTGATTAACCTGGGCTTGGTTTAATGTCGTTGTTGATACTTGAGGCATCAATGGTGCGGACATAGATGGCATTGATGGCATACTACCGCCGCCGCCTCCTGGCACTTGAACCGCCGTTATTGTCCTAACTGTTTTCAATCCTGTTGCAATAATAGCCGCAACACTTGCAATCTTTTGGATGGTACCAAATGGCTCCGGCAATACTGATTTTGCTCTTATTACCTCGGATGCACCGACATATGTATTAATTAAAGCCGATGCCACACCTAATGCTTTACCCGCCATTGTTTGCTCACCAACTATTGATCCAAGTGATACCATAGCATCTCCAATATCTAATGCAGCATTTACACGCATATTCCTATCCGCTTCAACTATTTTAGCGCTTGCATCACTTGTTTCTTTTTGCGCTACTATTTGAGATGATAAACCATTTTTATATAACCCAAGTGCTTTATTTTGTTTAACTACATTTGCATCAAGTTCGGAATCATCTGCTTTTTTCTTTTCATCTGCATCCTCTTGATTAAGTTTTTTAATTTCATCTTGAGTAATAATATCGGAATTTTTCTTTGCAAATTCTCTTCTCTTTAAATATTCCTCATATTGCTTAATCAATAAATCTTGCTCTTTCTTTTCTAGGGCTAGCTGCTTTTCTGCGGCTGCTATTCTCGCTGCCTCTCTTTTTGCAAGTTCCTCCTTTTCAATCTTTGTTACTTCTTTTGTACCGCTTATAAACCTTGCATTACTCTCATCATATCTTTTGCCAAATTCGGTTACTGATTTTTTGGCATCATCCCAGGCTCCGCTAAAATCTCCGCTTATAAACTTTTTAACCGCTGATCCAACCATCCCAAGTCCTTGTAAGAATGATGTAATTGCGGAATAAGCCACTCCAATTGCTTGAGTTACATATGGCATTGCATTTGTTGCAAGATCAATAAAGCCATTAATAATAGGCTCTAATGCTGCTAATATACCATTTAAAATCTTTTGCAGTCCAATCAATAAAGGTTGAAACTTTTTCATTGCCTCATCGCTTTGACTAAATGCCGCAACAAGTCCGCCAATAGCTGAAACAAATAATCCAATGCCGGTCGCTTTTAATGCACCGCCAAATGATTGAGTTGCAACCTTTGCTTTATTTAATGCGGCCCCAACCATCCCCAATGGGCCACCCGCACTCTCTAATGAATCAATCCAATCGCTTGAGGCATTCTTTGATGATTTAATCTTATCCTCAAGGTCATCAATTTGGTTGTAAAGCTTTTTAAACTCTTCCGATCCCGCCGCAGTCTCTTTTAATTGCTTTTTTAATGCTTTTAAATCCGCAATCGAATTGGCCGTTTTTATCTCAATCTCGGCCGCCACCACTTTTTTTGCCATCTTAATATGTTTTGTTAATTACCCTCAAAAGCTCAACTTTTGTTAAGTCGTTTGTCTCCGGTGAGTAATCTATGATTTTACTGATTCTATACACCCCGCCATCTATAAATATAAATTTTGCAAAGTCAAGGTTATACATGTCGATGGATGTTAAATTAAACATACCACTCAATAGCCTACTATCTTTGTTTGTTATCTCGGCTAAATAAGGTGAGTAATATGTATTAAATAAGTTATTTGATAAATTGCCACTTGCCAAAGTAAAATAAAATTGATTAGGTGCGCCAAAGGCAATATCAGTATTTGGAGCATCCGGAGAATCTAAATGTCCTCCATAAAGATAAGATGTCTTACTTGCTAACACAGTTGCCCCATTTAATATGTTCCATGATGTTAATCCGGTAAGTTTTTTTATTTGCATGATTCTTATAATGTGATCCATGCTATCCTCTTTTGTATTCTCATTTGACTTTTTATAAATAGCCGGATAAACCTTATCAGTTCCCGCAGCGCCAAAAAGTACCGAGCTTGCAAAGATTACCTCCACCGATTGATTATCCTTTGCAAATTCCAAACCATTATCATAAATCCTATCACCATAGCCCTCATTATATTTCTTACGATAATCCTCGTTGTAAAAATCATTGTCTTGTCTATATTTTAAATTGTAATATCTAGCATTGATTTCGCTCATTGGCTTAATTTTAATCGGTTGGCTCCTGTCTAATTTGTTACTCCAATCGATTACATTCCCACTCCAAAAATTAACATAAGGCTCAATATTTAAGTGATACGGAATAAATTTATCCTCCGTTACAAGTAAATTAAACATCTTTAATATGCTTGTAAAAAAGTCTTTTTGAAATATTCCCTTTGGGATTGTGTCGTTTATTGTTATAGTCTCATTATATGTAACCGGAACAATCTCGGGAGTAGTTGTATTAAAATTAAAGCCCGATGATGTTAAGCTATTGAACTCATATGGTTGACTACCTAATGACCATGTTATATGTACTTGGAAATAATCATTTACATTGATTGTATAATTTGTTAGGTTAAAGTTTACTTGGAAAAAATTGCCACTAAATCCCGTTCCCATGTTATATGATGCAATTGATGTGCCGTTTTTCTTTAAGTACATCGTTGCATTTTGACCAATAGCCCACTCCGCATTAACATTAAAATCAATGTTTACAATCTTTGTTGTTCCTGTATATGTAAATAAAGTATTTGAACTCGTTAAAGTAAAGTTACCAAGTGTTATCGTTCCAAATTGCAAATACAACTCAACCGCCGTTCCGCTATATGTTTGATCTAATGGGTAAGCTTTTAGCTGCGCACTATTTGAACTTGATAAAGCTTTTTGATTATGTGGTATCACTAATCGCTTAAATAATGCAGTATTAAAAAACGCACTTGAATAAGTATATCCGGCATTGGTAATAATCTTATCTAAATATTCACGCACAAATAATGCCGGCCTTAATGCGCTAAATTGGAAATTAACTTTATCAGTACTAACATTGCCGTAATCGATTAATGGATAACAATAGCCGCTTGCCCCTAATGTGTCCCAACTATTTGAGATGTTAGTTACATTATATGTGTGATTATAAGCGCTAAAATTAAGGTCCTCAAGTCTTAAGTTGCCTAATTTATTAACAAAGCCACCAAGCTCACCAAAGATTGAGCATTCATATTCTATTGCATCGCCATCCTTAACTATCTCAAGCAATCGCAATACGCCCTTCATTATCTGCAATCCGTTTACTTCGATTCTCGCTTCCGCATTTCGAGCGGCATTGAAATTATAAAGCACATTATCTCCGAGATCATTGCTAAAATTAGAATTATTAAAATCGAAGATATTACCAAACAACTCATTATTATTCGCGGTGCCAGGTAAAACAATCGTTTTTGTAAACGAAGTGCTTTTTGAGTCCAAGTTTTGAAGATCATCGATTGCATATGTTATTTGATTTGATAAGCCTTGAGACAAATCAAGCTCATATCCTTCTATAAAAATTTTAGTCATATTATCTTAATTGTGAATATCTTGTTTGATCCAAATTAATGTCAACCTCAAATACTCTTAATCTATTGTTTACATATTTGCTATACTCGTAATTACTATTCTTTAAGCTTACCGGATAAAAATAACCATCTTGCTCAAAGTATATTTGAGGGCTATCAATTAACTCATTAAGCCAATTAAAATCCTCATCCGTTGGCGCATCCATTGTAAGCTTATACGCATGATCACTTTTATTCAAGTAATTAATCTTACTGCTTACATATTTGTTATTGGCATCGTAGTAACTCACCGAGCTTGCGCCTAATGAGTAATCACGCTTTTCAAATCCTTTCCTTGTTACATCCATTGTAAGCCTCGAAGCCAAACCAAACTTTGCCGTGTCAAACATCCCAAGATGATTCATAAAGTGTAAGTTATAGCTAGTGTATTTTGGATTACAATCTATCGTAACGGTTATTATGCTTGTTCCAATTGTAACCGTGTAATATTTGCAAGCACTTGTTATAATAGTCGTTGGATTATTTAAAGCCGGTGCGCCAATGTTTAATTGACCAAATGCCTTTGATGATCCAAAGCTAAATGCCGTTGTTGCAATTAAAGTATTGGTGCCATCATATGTCGATACAGTTATACCGCTCACATCCTTGCACCCCATATAAATATTATCAGTAAGTGATGCATTTATTTTGTTTGGTCTATTGGTAAATGCTTTGCCATTATAGGTTGAGATATCACTTACCTTTCTTTTAAATAATGGCGCAGTCCAATTATAAGCGGTCACCGTTCCGCTTGCTAAATTATATGTCGGAACTCCGGAAACTTCCTCACCTATTTGATAAACATAGCTTTGTGCTATTTGTCCGCTTACATTTGGCTCACACATCAAAACGCTATTGCTAGGTGTCAACCATTCATATGTCATTATATTTCGGACAATTGGCCCCGCATCAAAATATCCTCGGCCATTGGATGGCTCCGGATATAGTTTAACCCTTACTTGTTGCACACCTTCGACAAGGATATCCATCACATACTTAAAAGTAGTTTGTCCGCTTGCGCTACTATTGAACACATGCCACAATGTATCTTGCACACTTGGTGATCCACTTGGATATCCTAAATTACTTATTGCCATCTCTTAATTTTATTTTTTCAAAAGTTATAATTATACCACTCTCAACCGCCTCAAACATCTTAACCTCAAAATCCTCAAAGGTCTTATTAAATGCATCGGTAAAATAGTTTGTTGTTTTAATACCAAACCTCTTAATCAAATATCCAAGTGTTGCAACCTGGGTGTCAATTAATGTCTTTTTACCGGCAAATCTTAATCCCTTCCTTTCCCCTCCCTTTCCTAATGCTTTGTCATTCATTACGCTTGTAATCTTTGCCTTACCACTTTGTATGTACTTTTTTAAAGAGTCTGCCATTGATTGTGGCACCCCATAATTACGATACTTATATGGTGACTTCGGCGCATTCCTTGTTGATCCTACTCCCTTTACCCCTTCATTTGGGAAATCATAATAATCAATCATCTTTAACCTAAATACTATTGATCCATTGCCTTCAACAATTTCCGGAATCATATTTTTAAGCAAATCCCCCGAACTTACGACCTTTTTGTTATTAGCAAAGTAGCTAATATTTTTTAGGAACTCTTCCGCATATTGTTCAAATACACCATTAACAACACTAAATTCGGTTATATCATCCCCTCCAAAATCCAAACCACTAGCGAGTGCCTCATTTTGTGCTTTCCTTATATTGATACTCATCTAGTTGCTTTTTACTTTTTAAATACGACAAATCATTAAGGAACTGAATCACCGGTAAATCATAAACCGCATCAAGTGGAATACCTTCAAACTCACTTACCTCTTTTGCGTTGTATATCCATCCGAAACGACTTGAGAAATCTTCCTCAATTGTTGGAGTCGCTTTTTGTTCCCCTTCCTCAAATTCATTTGCGCTACCAAATAATCCATTGTATTGATTGTTGAATTCTGCGATAATAGATAAAAAAAAACCATTGCATGATAACCATGTCTGTAATCTGCTTTTTTCATATCATCAGCATACTCCTCATGCTTCAATACATCAAACTCATCCTTTACATATCTCATCTTCAACCAACTCCAATGCATCGGAGTACATATGCTTGCCAGGATATTATGCATGTTCATAATAGGATCATCCTTGCTAAATGTCAAAACCTCAATATATCTTCCTGTATTAAAAGGATTCTTAATATCAAAGTTTAAGTGATACACTTTTGTACCACATGCAATCAATTGCCTTGGAGGTTTATTCATCTCATCCTCAACCTTCAAATCAAATGTCCGCTTTAAATCCTCACATATCTTACCAAACTTTTTTAAAGGCATCTTTTCAACATACTCAACCGACTTGCCTAGTAAAATTTGAACTAGATTACTTGCTTTATCCAACTCATCCATCTCCATTGTTGCAATGGAGTGAAGCTTTTGAAATTTGTCTATTGTTAGTTTCATTCTATTATAAATATACTTTTTATATTACATGGTACTTACCAACCAATTTGTAGTCATTACGGCATTTGTTTGCAAGTGCTAGGGCAATCACGCAATCATCATGGAACCCTTGAGGCGCTGAATACCTAACTCCGGTTGGAGTGAATTTGTACTCAAACACTTCAAGCTCATGCCTAATAAATCCATCCGGATAAGATATGCTCTTCGTTTGGATGGCATTACTTAACCCCTCCAATAACTGTTGCTTGCTCACACTCGTAAACTTAAAGCCATGCATTTGACTAAATTTTTTTTGTAGGTCCTCAACAATGGCATCGCCCACTCCTGTACTATCAATTACTATTGGGATATTAGATGGCAATCTTAAAATTGTTTCTTTTGTCTGCATCCAATCTTTTTGGAACCGATCAAAGTGAACGACATTGCCTAGCTTATCCATCCCGATGATAACAGTCCAATCGACCGATTTAGCAAGGTCAATTCCGTAATAAGCAGCCACACCGGTTGAGGTTTTAGTACATGCATAAATAAACTCGGAGCCAAATGGATTGGCTGCATTCTCCATTGGATCGGCCATGTACTCTTGCTTGAATACAACCGCCGGAAGCTGCGCCTTTGCCGAGTCAATCTCGGATGCATCCATAAAAGGATTATCATAAGTAGTAAATTTGAAGCTTTGCCAATCCGGCTCACCGCCCCTCATAAATAAACTATAAAAGTAATTTTTGCCTCTTGGTGTACTTAAAAATATTGCCTTGCCCTTAAAATCAGTTAGCGTTGGCCTTATGCTATTATTCCATCCTTCCTCAAGATTGGCGATATATGATGCCTCATCAATGATAACCAGGTGATACTTTGTTCCTCTCATTGCATCAAGCCTTTCACCCGTAAAAAACCTTATTGATCCTCCCGTAATGAAATCCATTAATAAGTCGGTCTCATTCTTTTTATAAACTTTATCCGGTAATATCTTGCATATCTCTTTAAAAAACATTTTACCCAACTGATAAGTGGGAGTAATATACGCAACATGTTGTCGCTTTAATGCTGATTCAATTGCTATGGTTTGAGAGATAACCGACTTACCAAACCTTCGACCGGCCATCATTACTTTAAACCTGGCACCCGATTGAATAACCTCTAGTTGTTTAAGATGTGGCTTTGGGAGTTTAATCTCAAGATTCATACTTGATTGTAATGGTGTCGATGTTTGTATTTTCAGTCATTGCCTTATCAGTCATGCCCAAAGCATTCTTTGCATAAAATATCGCCTTGCCTTCGTTCGCTACTATATCAACTGCCAATGATTTAAACATCGCAACGATATGAGTAACCAATTCATAATAAGGATGTGTCGGGTCCTGTCTAATGGTCCAAAGTTGCATCCTATGATAAAACTCTTTATTGTGCAACCTCAACCAATGATCTAGGAAATAATCTATTGTTGGCACATAACGGTCTCTTATCTCAACTATCTTACCGCTACCGGTCGCCACCTCTTTTTTACCGCCCATACAATCATCACAATATGCATAAGCCAAATTAAGCATTTCATCTTTATCGATATCCTTAAACTTCCTTGTTGTATGTTCTCTTACCATGTTTTATGTTTTTAGTTCCGTTTCTATATGAGTTTATGTCATGCTCATGTGCGGCCCAATTCTTATTAATTATCTCGGCCTTATCCCATCCGTACTCATCCCCTGTTGCGTGAGTTCCTAAATGTTCGGCCATACAGTCCATCACATAGTAAGTATTAAAATTCGCTATATGGGACCGCTCGCAATAATCCAAATCAATTGGGCCATAAGGGAACATCGACTCATTAAAGTAACCAATTGCATTAACAAGCTTTATGTCAAGCAACCAATTGGATATGATATGCTCACTCCTAATTCCTTTCTTTACTTCTCCCAAGCTTGATGCAACTATTCCCGCAAATGGGTAAGTTTGGATGGCTTCAAGTTTCTTTGCCAACCAATTGTCCGGCTCAATGATATCATTGGCAAGATAGCCAATATAGTCGTAGTTATTAATTATAGCGATATCTAGGCCGTCATTTAGCGCGTTGGCAATACCTTCTCTATTTACCTCAAGGTACTTGTAATCGCATCCCGCACGCTTTAAATTGGATTCAATGATATCCGTTGGCCTATTTCCATAAGTTAAGCCGCATATTAGTATTTTCATATATCCTTATTTATCTGCAAATATACTTAATCATGTCCGAAGTTTCCATCATAAGTGGTCATTAATGATACTAATGATTGCAATATGTGTCATATAATGCATTTTATGATGTGCATTTATCAATCAAGCTTGAGCCGATTATCAATCATTACCGGCTCATTGAGTAAAATTACTCACTCCATTGAGTAAAGTAACGGCTTTACTATGTTCACTTATTACCATTGTTCACGATTCGTGAACACTATCAAAATTTGAACAAGTTGCATTTTTTGATAATAATAGTAATATTACTACCATTATTTTAATACAAATAAACTCCGAATTGCCCCTCACTTTGTCACATATTTATATAAATCGGTGACACTAATTCGGAAAAATTCATGCAACTTATTTGTAAATAGCATTATCCCCTATCTCTTTTGCGGGATTGCCGGCATACTTTTTAAAAGCTTGAGTGATTAGTTTCTTTGTTACCACGGCACCCATTCCAATCATGCAACCAATGGCAATGTCTTGCTTTTGATGGATTACTGCATTAAGTCCAAGATTACATTTGTACCTCACAATTGTATGTCCTCCAACCTTTGCACCACATGAGATGGTCACCTTGCTATGAATAAAGCAATCATGACCGACATGGCTATGCTTAAGCATCCACACATCATCACCAATAAATGTCGGTTGATCTCCTGTGCTTGCATCAATAGTAACATGTCCGGTTAATACTACATTGTCACCAATGGAGACACTCCCAGGCTCCCGATTCCAAAACTCTTTATGCTCGGCCGTGTAACCGATAATGCAATAAGGACCAATATAACAGTTCTCGCCTATGCTTACATTAGGCCCAATCAACGCCGTTGGATGGATGTAACTCATCTTTAAATTGTTTATATGTTAACACTAAAAATTCACATACGCATGCATCACACCTACGATTGTAATCATAGTGTGGTATCTTTAATTTAATCACGCTCAATAACTCATCTTGAATATCTGCGTGAAAGTTTACTACTTCGCCACTCCGGATAAATAGATCATAATGGTGCTTATGCTTCAATAAGATTTCCAAATGCTTCTCGGCGCTCGGCACCAATTTTTTGATAGTTGTACTTTTCTTTTGCCCACTCATATAAATCGTTTCCCATTTTAACCCTTTCGGTTGGGTTGTTTGTTAAATAAGATATGTGCTTAAACCAATCACTTTGGCTCTTTACCCATAATACCGGTGCATCCTTATCCTTGTTGTATGGCTCAACATCACTCACCACACATGCAATCCTTTTGCTCGCAGCTTCAAGTATCTTAAGATTAGATTTGCAAGCATGCCATTGCGAGTCCTCTAATGGTATCACCATAATGTCGGCATGCTCAAAATGAGTCATGTAATTATTTGGTAACGTTCCATTAAGTTTTCTATTAGATAACTTTCCACCATTAGTAAACATGCTATGCACTTTATCCCAATACTCTTTACTCACCGGATCGGTATCGGTATAACCGCCCAATACCATCTCAATACCTGGCAATGCATTAAACCTCTTTATCGGGTTTTTAAGTATTGCAATGTCATTCATATGTGTTGATCCTCCGGCCCAAAAGATTCTTACTTTATCCGACTCATGTCTCAAGTCGGTATATTGTTGCTCACCCAATGGAATGCAGTTTGGAAATATCTTTACATTCTTATTATACTTACTTACCTTCTCCGCAATGCGCTCATTGGTACATGTAACCATGTCCGCATTAAAGATATTGTTTATTACCCTTTTCTTTTGTGGCTCGTAATATTGGTGTAAAGGATGACTATACGGCAACTCCCAATCATCATCCAAATCAATCACTACTTTAAAGTGTTTCTTTGTCTCATGCCAATCATTATCAAATTGAGAGAATCGATTATAAAGTAATATCTCAAAGTTCCTTTCGTTTAATATCTCTTCCGTTGGTGCATTACAAATATGGTTATATGAATCCGGCATAAATGCCAACGGCAACAATACTCGGTGCCATCCGCATCCGCTTTGCTTTTGTGTAACTCCAAGGACCTGGATAATCTTATCGTTCATTATTGCTTTATTAAATTAAGTATATCATCAATCTTCATATCACTTACATAACTGTTATTATCAACAACAACCTCGGTGTATTCAATACCGTTTTTAAACAACTGCGCCATGTAATCAATATAAAATAATACAAAGTATGTCCGCTTCAATTCTGCAAAGTCTGTGTCAATTCCCATGTCCTTCATCTGCTTTGATACATCATCATGGCAAATTATTGGAATCTTTATTGGTAACATATTATAGTTTTTCTATTTCTTGTTTAACTTCTTGCCAATATAAATGCCTAACCATTTCATAACTATCTTTTGGACATTGACTTGGATATTCAATTAATATCTCATCTACTGATATTAATGCACATTGTTTAGCTTGTAATATTTTAACAATTAAATAACCTTCATATTCACTACCTATTTCAATTTGTATATCACTATATTTTTTTACTAATTCTTTTGCCTTTTCTTTTGGTAACATATTACTTAATTTTTTGTCCTAAAAAACCGGCTCCAAATATTACTGCGATAAAGGTACTTATTTCAATCGGTAAAAAAAATAGTATCACTGCACACCACACACTTAAGCATGTCGCACAATCAAATGGCTTCATTCTTTTCTCAAATGGAATGCCCCATATCTTTTTTATAATGTAAGGTATTTTGGCCACATTAACAAAATAATATGCAAATAAAAACGCTGCAAGTACTGTAATCATCGGTTTATAATTTTATAATAAATAATCTTTATTGCCTCCCAAATTAATATTGTTATTATTATTTTCATGTGTTATTTGGTTAATATAATTTAAAATCAATTCATAAGCTACATTAAAACCTTGTTGATAGTCATTTAATTGACCATTTTTCTTAATAATTATTTTATTATTTATAAACTCTTTTAAATCTTTAACTGCTATTTTTTCCATTTTATTTGTTTTGGTTAAGACATAGTGTTTTGAGTTCAAGTTTTGTTTTCCTAATAATATCCTTTACATGTTTTTCCGGTATATTGTAATGGTCCGCTACTTTTTTGCATGATCTTACTTCAACATATTTGTTAAAGAGTATCGCTTCATGAGCTTGCATTTCATCCTCGGCAAACTTTGCTACCAGGCGAGCATTAGCAACCTTGGCAAATTTAGGATTTAATTCGGGTAATTTTAATTGAGACTTTAAATAGTTAATTGCTTTATCGTAATCATTCTTACGAAACTTTTTATAGAATTGAGATGTTGAGCTAAATGCCATATTAGTAATAATCTTTATTGAGAATCCTATTAAGCCATTAGAGGCCCAAATTTCGGTTATCTTATCGCAATGGATGCTCAACAATGCCAAAGCTAGTTCCTGTCTCAAGTCATCTTGCAAATCGCTAGGCCGTACTGATTTAATCAATTGGTCAATTTGTGGATTCAAGTACACATACTCAATGATTTCGTTACATGTACTCGGTTTTTTTTTGCTTAACATATTGACTATTAATTAGTTGTGAGGTTTTTGTACTCGTGTACGCACTTTACCTATAATAAATTGGACTATTATAATAA